GGGTCAAGAAAGTCAAGCTCCGAAAAGCCTGACGAGACCCCATCCACGCTCGGGCACTCAAACCCGACCGCCTCCTGGTACGTGGGGGGAGGTCTGTCATCGTGACAAGCTAGCTCCTGGAGAGCCAACACACGATCAAAAACAGGCACCCCCCTTTCTCCAGTCTCCACAGGTTGAGAGAACCAAGCGACCAACTGTCGCCTTGATCCTGCCGCACCCAAAGGTGTCAACTTGCTCCTCCACCCACCGTCCCGAACGGGAACAACGTCAAGCCGTACAGGGGCACGAACCTGAGACAAGGACAGGCAGTACCTAAGTACGGCTTTTTCTTGGCAAGCGAAGAACTCAGAAGAGAACTTCCACGACGCTAGTTCCCGCGCGTTTAAGCGGGACATCTCTACACCAAGCACCTCCTCGGGCACCCTGGTAACAAAATCGCTCTGAAGAACGATATTGTGACCAACGGGTGGCGGAGGTGGCTTGAACCGAGGTGGTTCACTAGGAACCAGTGAGAATACCTCAGCCATGCGGCAGGCAAGGGTCCCGCGGAATCCGAGCTCCAAAAGAGTCAATCTAGTTGACCTAAGGAGTGAGAGGTGTCTTTTAAAAAAGACCACCCCCTCGCGGAACCGTTGAGAACCTGAGCCACACAGCCACTGGCGGAACTCACGAGACAAGGAGGTAACGTATTCGGAAGTCCTAAGACGACCGAAGCGGAGTGTGGGGACAACGCGAAGATTGTCACCACTCCACCTAAGAAGCGTCGAATTAAGAGAGCCGAAGCTCTCCGAAACCGACGTCTTAGTACGTTCAACCTCGAGTCCAAGAGCGAGCACGATCTCCATCCAAACTCCAGACACACGAAGTGTCGAAGAGAAAAGGATGTCGTCGCCGTTGATCAAGCAAGGAGTCCTCTCAGACTCCTTTGGACTCAATCCAGAAGATTGGAGAGCCCACAGAAAAGCAAAGCGATTCTGTAAGCAAAGAAGAGGGAAGCTAAGAAAGCTTCCCATCATCTGTCCAATCTTAGGAACAAGGCCCTGAATGCCTAACTTCTTGCACCCCAAAACGGGACGCAAGGAAGCCTTGGCATACTCTCTCACAAAAGGCGACACCGAGATCGCGCCCTCAAGGATTGTCTCGAGGATGACTTCAGCGGCTTCGATGGAGAGCCCATCGGTAGCCGACTTATAATCGCCTGAAGTCAAAACCTCCCCGTCTCGTCTCTTAAACCCGGCCCGGGCCAAAGACTCCCCTGTGACGTCACCAACAGACAGCCAACGCTGTTGTCTAAGGTGATCGTACACAGAGGTGTGCAAAGGCTTCAAACACAAAGAGTCAGAGGAAAACTTCGTCAAAGGACGAGGCTTCCCTGCAGACTGAACAACGAGAAGTTCAGCCTCCACGGTGTGGTCCACGCCCGCGGGACCGGTTAAACACACGTCGATGAACGACGTGTGATCCAAACCGGAACCAAGGCAACCGCCACTCGACCGTGGACACTCTAAGGTGCCAGAGAGAGAAGGAGAACAAGTCAAAACGTTGTCCTCGTACGACCCAGAATCCCAACCTTTACGAAAAAGGCGGCGGGTTTCTCGACGTAGAAAACCAACGTAACCAGAGGGAAGGGGACGGCTTGGTCGGCCGAACCCCGCAGCAACTGCCTCAATAAGAGGACGCTCCATACACGAACAAGAGTTCGGAAGGAGTTTCTTGATCGACTGCCAAGCAAAAACCGCCTCCTGAGAGGCGGACGGGCAGGATCCAAGCAGTTCTTTGACTTGACGAGCGAGGCCGAAGCAGCTCGTCTCGTCAGGAGACCAAAGGGGCGCA